CGTTTTCAGGATGGGATGGTATCTTTCCCTTCCCATGCCTGATTTATCAGTCCTACGCGCCCGTATGCGCGTTTAAACCCTACTCTGGAGGAACTATGTCCACTCCTAAGAAACTATACGCTGTCACTCCGCTGGCACATCCGGCCAAGCAGCCGAGTGCAAGACCCAAAAGGCTTGGCAAGGCCGAGACTCCCAAGCCCGTATCAATCCTAGATCAGAACTTCGCTTACACATCATCAGCAAGCACAGACCTGAGAGCCAAGTTCAAAGCATTGGGATTCAAAACCCCGAAGGTAAAAAGAGTTAAGTAATTGTTACTGCTTAATTTTTAAGCACCTATTATATGTTTTTTATATAGAGATAAAGAAAATAGTCGATAGTTCTTTGTATAAAGAACTATTCATAGACTTTATATATATCAAGAACCATGCCAGATCAAAGTTATCCACAGGTTATCCACAGACTTATCCACAGATAGACCATGCCTATTGCTATCTGCAAACCCATAATTATTATTCATAGACAATAATCTGATAATCAATTACATTTCCATTGCACCATATTTTTAATCAACAACTGGAGAGATTATGAAATATCTATTCGCGTTATGGCTGGCTGTTACTGCCCCGCTGGTGTACGCATCATGTACCTATCACACCTATTGCGACGCATCTGGACGCTGCACTAACTGTTCTACTTGCTGCTACGGAAACAATTGCAACACTACTTGCTTCTAAACTAGACAACCCACTTGGGAGATTAGGAATATGACCTATTTAAAAGACATAAAACTCTGTGTCGATTGCACATTCTTTGGCACACCACACGGTCAACGTGACCGCTGCATACATCCCAAACTAACTACCGTTGATCTGGTAACAGGTAACGCAGAATTCCCTTACTGCTACGCAGAACGTAAAACTACTTTACCCAGCCATTGCGGTGAACAGGCTTTGTTATACGTTGCAGACACAGACGCACTACGTGACAGATTGGAGCGCAGTAAAGAGTTTGAGGAGGCTATGCGTGAAGCACCTACCTTATAGCCACGATGACCTTACAAGAGCCATAGACAGGCTTACAGCAGTCCTAGAGGATGAATTCGGCGATGACTTAGCAGGATGGGGAGCAGCCACTCTAATACTGCTATCAACGATATTAGATATGACAGGCGTGGATAGACAAGAGATTGCCGACCACATACTGCAACCTATTAGAGGGGATTTGCAATGACTAAAGATGACGTTATTTGCATGGCTTCTAAGGCTGGCTTAACAGTCGGAACAAATATGTCTGGAATTGGATTAGTAGGTTCACCAGCAGATATTGGAATAGCGCACATTACTCTCGATCAAATGCACCATTTCGCTGACATAGTTGAAGCGGTAGTGCGAGAAGCGTGTGCGAAGTTTATTGAAGATGAATATGTGCGGCAGTTTGAAGAACCGTGGAGACAGAATCTAGCCAAAGCTATCCGCGAAAGGGTCAACCATGACTAAGGATCAAGTTGATGAGTTAATGCGTGAAAACGGCATCGTTGTGGTTGGTGAGGCTGTTTATATATTGTGCAATTTAGTTGAAGAACAAAGTGCAGCAGCAGAGCGAGAGGCGTGCGCGAAGGTGTGTGATGAAAAGGTCGGTGCTGAGTACGCAACAGGCAAAGTAGAGCACAACGAGATGGGCTGGACACAGGCTTGTGCCATCGATATCCGCGCAAGGGCACTCCACGACATGAACAAAGCAGCCGAGAAGAATGGGGAGGAGTTATGAAACAAATAATTGCCAGTGCAGTAGGTGTGCTGTGTGTATATCTACTTGGAGCATTCTATTCAGTTAGCTTTGACATATATCAATGGCATGAAGGGGTGCGCTTGGGTGTAACACTAGCCATGCCAGCAGGCGCTTTCACAGGTTTGACTGCGTATCAAGTGAATAAGGGGCAGGGATGAGTGAACGATTTTTAATTACTGCTACTAGCTCAATTATTCTTTGTTTATTTATTTATGGTTTTGATTTTACAAATAATATTTATAAACAAATTGCGCTAATTATTTCCGGTTTACTTTTTGGGAATCTTATAACAGTAGCTGACTACGCAAAGGGACAAGAATGAAATGCCATGTATGCGAAATAAGAGAGCTAAGAAAGAAAAACTTTGAGGAATCAGAAAAGAAATATTTCTCTAGTTTAAAAAATGATAGTCAAAAGCGTGAATGGGTAGGGCTGACGGATGAGGAGATTATGTCGCTGTTGCCGGGAGCAGTTAGGCTTCCACCGGGATGGGCAGATACAGTCCGAGCCATAACAGCGAAGCTAAAGGAAAAGAACAGTGGATGACAGCGGAGAAAAAGAATACGACGTAGTGTTAGACGCTTTAAAAATACACCGCGATAAATTGTGGAAAATGACTAACTCGCACAATGACTGGGGAATCATGGATACCTTGCGCATGGAGCAAATAGCAAAACTGGACGAAGCTGTACAAGCGATGGGAAAGAAAGAATGGGTAGGATTGACGGATGAGGAAAGAAATTATCTGGCATGGGAGTCAAGTAATGGTGAGCATTGTGTTGCCATGACAGAAGCTAAACTAAAGGGAAAAAATTATGACAAGCGTTAATACAGATGATTTTGCACCAGAGGTACGTAATGCAGCATGGTGGTCGGGTGATTCCAGACTAGCAGCTAACGGTCGCGCTGCTGACGCAATCCTAGTAAAGCAGGGAAAGAAGGAACCGCCTGATCTATCTGAGGTGGAAGAAGTACAAATGGGTAAGGTGATGGAGCCAACCATTGCCAGACTGTTCCAAGACAAGCACAAGATAGAACTCAAGGACGCTGATTATGTTCTTTCGCATAAGACTGAGCCGTGGCTTAAATCTCATTTTGACTACATCTCAGCAAATGGACGAATACTCGTTGAATGCAAGAACTACAACGCTGGCGTTATGTCTAAGTTCGACGAAGAAACAAACATGGTTCCTGTTCCTGATATGTATCAACTCATACACGAAGCGGCCTGTCATAACGTGGATGAGATTTATCTTGCGGTCTTGTTTGGAGGACAGAAGTTCAGAACCTATCACTTCACTATCAGTCAGGAAATGAAGGATGAGCTTATTAAAGCGATGGCAAAGCTTTGGGCAATTGTTGTATCGAATGCCGAGCCGCAAGCTAGTGATGTTGAATCAACCAAGCTTATCTGGCCTACTTCAAGTGAGGAAGTCGCAACTGCAACAGGCGCGGTTGAACAGGCTTGCGTTGTTCTTCAAGAGTACAAGGCACGTATCAAGCAGCTTGAGACAGAAGCGGAGAAGGTTGAGGTTGCGATTAGGGAATATATGGGTGCGAAAGGTTCGCTCGTTAGCGTGGATGGAAAGACGCTTGTAACGTGGCGTAACTCTAAGCCAAGCATGAAGTTCTCAAGCGAGTTGTTTAAACAAGCTATGCCAGACGTTTATCAAAAGTTTGTAGTTGAAGTAAATGGTTCACGTAGGTTCTTACTTAAATAGGGGATGAGATGAGTAACTTAGTTCCGTACCAAGATATAGAAAAGATGGCAGTAGCAGTTGCCAAGTCTGGACTATTCAACGTCAAGACAGCAGAGGAAGCTATGGCTTTGATGCTAGTAGCACAGGCAGAAGGTTCTCACCCTGCTATAGCTGCGCGTGACTATCACGTTATCCAAGGACGACCAGCCTTAAAAGCAGACGCAATGATGGCTAGGTTCCAGCAAGCAGGTGGGAAGGTGGAATGGAAGGAGTACACAGATGAGCGAGTTACTGGTGTTTTTAGTCATCCCGCTGGTGGGTCTTTGTCTGTCACTTGGACTATCGAGATGGGCAAGAATATCGGCTTGGTTAAACCGGGTTCTGGATGGCATAAGTATCCTAGAGCCATGCTCAGAGCAAGATGTATTTCAGAGGGCATACGATCCGTATATCCCGGCTGTGTCGCAGGTGTTTACACGCCAGAGGAAGTATCGGACATGGAGCCGCCAAAGCAAACTCAGGAAGTCAACATGGGCAAAGCGGAAATTGTTGTTGAGGAAATAAAGAAGGCCAAAGAGAAAAAAGAAGGTGAGACTTTTTTGCCTCTCTACGTGCCGGGGATGGACGAGCCGTTCAGCGAATCCACGGATTTAGCAGAATGGGAGATTTCCTTTCACGACATGGTTCACAAAATAAAGGCAAGCCAAAAGCTTACTAGCGATGTTAAACGCGAAAAGCTAAAGATGCTTAAAGATGCAAACGGTGAAGTGATAGATAAACTAGATGCGCCTACCAAAATGAAAGTAATGGCGGCTGCTAATTCGTTGGAGGAAGTATGAAGAACCATAATGAAAGACCGGGTAAGGGCGTTCTGTTCACGAACGACAAACGCAAGACAGATACACAGCCTCACTTGAAAGGCGGCTTTACTGCTGACAGAGATATTAAACAAGGTGAGTGGGTCAAGCTTGCAGGGTGGCGTAAGCCTACTCCAGTAGGTGAACTTATATCTTTAGCGCAGGATAACTTCATGCCTGATCCGAACTACAAGAAACCTACTGAGGGCAGCACAGTAAGAGAGTACAGCCCACACAGAGATGATGAGATTCCTTTCTGATGGCTGCTAGTCGCTCACCCACACAACGAAGCCTTGAGTATTTGAGAGAGCAAGGCTACCACTGCGAGATTGTAGAGAAGTGGAATTCTTTTACTAAACAAAGGAAGGACTTGTGGGGGTGGTGCGACATTCTCGCTATACGTAAGGATGAAGTTCTAGCGGTACAAGTAACGGCTTCCGCTGTTGCTGACCGTATAAAGAAAATTCAAGAGTCAACCACGGTTGCGCTAGTCAGAGATGCAGGAATAAGAATTGAATGCCACGGCTGGCGCAAGAACAGTAAAGGCAGATACGTCATCAGAGTGGAGGATATATCGTGAATGCTGCAAATTTTGATAAATCTGAACGGTTGCAGAAAGTAGCAAATCTTTTGGGGCGGGGAGGGGAATACACAACGCTAGATATTATACAAAAGGCAGGAGTGTGTGCAGTCAACAGCATTATTTCAGAACTCAGAGCTAACGGTTACAGCATTGACTGTCAGCGCCGGGCAGACAAATGGTTTTACAGGATGAACAAATGAAAAAGATATTTATAGCTACGCCAATGTACGGTGGTCAATGTTTTGGGTTTTATACACAGAGCCTATTGCAACTGAATAACCTGCTGAGAGACAA